CAATATTGTCAAACATTTCATCTGTTGGTCTTCCGGTAGCATTAACAGAATTAGGGGTTACGAATAGTCCATTAATCTTTTGCGGTTGACTAATAGTCCCCATAAAAGGATGAACTTCATCAGCCCATAATACATCTAGACCAACTGACCAATGTCGTAGGTTGCTGTCATGAAAAGATACAGACCTATCTAGATTTTTATCATTTAATTCTTTTACTAATTTACTTTTACCCCAAGTTAGTTTTGCTAATTCAGCTATAGGATCAGTTTGTATTTCTGAAAGGTGATCATTGAGATTTCCTTGAGTATCATGTCGTAATTCACTTCTAACACTCAGCATAATATTTTGCCTTTCTGTTATCGGTAAAGTACTTCTCCTTGTATTAGGAGACATTAGTTCTTCAGACCTAAAGCCTAAATGTTCTGATAATAACTCTGGCTCCATATGATATCCGCTATGAAGTTCACCACTACCTAATGGTATCTGTCCAACATCTCCAGCTATATTTTCTGCTAATTGATCTGAATAATGTCCAAAGGTAACAGGGTAATATTCACGAGTCCTATCTAGTTTAGATGTATCACCTAAAGGATTCATCAGCAGTTTAACGGGGTTTTCATCTGACATATCTTTAACATTTATTCTAATAAGAGTTACCCTACTATCCCCAGCTAACCCACCTCCTGTCATAGCCCCCCAATGATCTTGAGAATATGAATCACCACCATAATCAGCAATAATATTAGCCCTTCTTTTAACAAGTTCATCTCGTAATTGCCACAAAGGTATATCACTTGTCTTCTGTTCTTTTAAATAATCAATGATGCCAAGGTGTGCCAATTCTTCTTTTGGTATATTTAATTGACCGCCGAATTGATCTCTAACTGTTCTGTTATCTCCTTCTAAGAAATTAAGTAACGTATTGGGTTCTCCAATACGACCAATCTTAAATGTCTGATTAGAAGACCTGTATCCTACAGAACTTAATCTTTGTGCCTGATCTGTTTCTGCCAAACCAATAAGCTCTTCAATATTATGTCTAAAAGAAAATGGGTCTGGTGTATTAATAGGAGCATTTTCATCTACCTGAAATAAATATCCTTTAGGATAATTTGTAGAACGTAATGCCTGTTGTGCTTTTTCATTTGAGATACCAGCAATTTGTCCCTGCCTAAAAAAATAATCTGGATCACCCTTTAGATTTTGAGCTATATTCCTAGTATGTATTATTACCCTATCTACTTCTTCTACTGGAATTTTTGAGTTCTGAAGTAACTGATTACGTATAGCAAGTGTTGGCTCAGTTAACATATCTTTATTAAGAGTAGGGTCTTCAGCTAACCATTGAGTTCCAGCTTTAACATTTTGTTTATACACAGGAACAGCAGTAGACCTAGTTCCTCTAAGCTGGTTCATGATAGGCATAATATGTTGATCTATAGGACCAAGTATTACTGTAGCTGGAGGAGCAGCAAACTCAATAGTATTGATAGCAGCTTCAAAGTCATTCTCTGCGTATAGTATTCCACCCGGTCTACTTGTAACTCCCTGACGATCTAGTGCACCAAACAATAAACCCAGATTAGTTCCTACCCTAGCTGCTAATGCAGGGTTACTCATCTGTCCTTTTGACCCTACCATTGTAGCTATTAAGGGACCAAGGTCTGCTCCTATTTGAACTGCTGCTTCCCCGATACCCTGAGCCTGTACAGTTTCGTCTGCCATCTTCTTAATACTTTCTGATAGGTCAAGACCGCTTACACTTATTACATCAGGAACATCTACAACTGTTGGGCTTGCCCATACTTCTTCTTCGTATCCAGTAGATATTCTTTCATTTGGGTCTAAACCACTAGACGAATTCCACCAAGAAGTATTTTCTCTTAAGTCTGTTTGCTTTCTAACGTCTAACTTTTTATACCCTAACCCTTCTAGTTCTAATCTTCTCTGTTGAGAAGTATCTGTATTATCAAGGGTTACAGTTTGTTGATCTCCCCAGTTATAAGTTACTTGGCTTTTAATAGCATCGGGAGTATTACGACCATAGCTTCTGGATAGTTCTTCTACTTTCTCATAGCTAGGAATTATATCTACGCTATCTCGTTCTTCTAATTCATTTAGATTATATCCAGTTAACTCTTGGGATATTCTATCTACAGGAAGAGAAGATGGGATATCAAATCGTTCACCCGGAATAGCCCAATTAGCAGCACCCCTAACAGGGTCTGAGAGCATTTCAAGAATTCTTCCTTTCCATCCACCAGATGATGAGACTGATCCTAGGTTAGGTAAAGGTCCGCTCCAATGCGTAGTCATTAGAAATATATCTGGCGTGTTCTGGGATTAAACTGAGATGTAAAATCTCCCCTTTGATAGTCACCAATACTTTCTTGATTCCAGTCAAAGTTACCCAGATAGTCATCAAAGGTATTTTCATTAGTAGGCATTATTCCCTGCCTGAGCATACCACCCAGAGAACCTAGATATTGATTGTATACATTTTGAAACTGGTTCTGATAATACTGGCTTTGTCTTTGTCCGCCCCATTCATTAGAGCGACTATAATAAGCAGCTTGAGGAGATGCTTCTAAGAAGTCACTAAAGGGATTGTAGTCATTATCTCCTGAAGCCCAATCATATTGGTTTGCCATTTAAGAAACACCAAATCTGCCCCAAAGATTACCGATAGCTTGTTGCAAATATCCTTCAGGTGCTGGAGTTACTCCTTGATCGTCTGGTCCAGTTGCTGGCTGATTAACCATCCAGTCATTATATAACCTGTTAAGAATATTCTGAGTCTCACCCCTTAATGCAAACGGTGATCTAGAAACTATGGCTGCTTGAGCAAGCTGTCTTTGTCTGTCAGCAGCTCCTTCTCCAGTACCAAATCTTTCCTGTACTCTCAGTTGCCCTTCAGACAAGGGATCTGCCTCAGTACCCTGTAACGCTAGAGTTGATTGAACATCTCTTGCTCTCTGTGCCCAAGCTGGAGAACCTAAGTTTTGATAGCTACCAGCTCCAGTACCGAGAAAGTTCTGGAACGGATTAACAGCACCAGTAGGTCGCCAAGGATTCTCTGTATTATATGTATAGGCTAAGTCCTCGCCCGATCTAGCTAGCGGATTAGATAGATATGCCAATTCAGCATATGGCTGAAATGATGCTCCATATGCCTGTGCCAACGGTGCAGTACCCAATTGACTCTGAAGCCAATTCTGATACGTTCCCCTCATAGGAGCAAACGCTGCTGGGGTATATCCTTGCATTACCATATTATCCTCCTGTCTCGGCTGAACTAACTCTGGGTTTGTCTATCATACCAAAATAATTATTTCTGTCTACATATTCTAGCCAGCTTTCCTCTGTATTTCTATTAGGAGATGCTGACCATCTTCTATGTAGTCTTCCTAAGATACTTGATGTTTCATCTCTTAAGGCAATAGGAGTATCGTCCATAATAGGTAATGCTGCAAGTGCCTGTTGATTCTGGTCTGCCTTAGAATCATATAAGAATCTATCTCGCCACCTAAAGTTTCTTAAATCTCTTTCGCTATACGTAGTATTACCAGATTGATCAAAATCAGTTTTAAATGTTTTCATTGTATCTATAACATCTCTAACGGTATTTGTAAGTTTTGATCCACTAAATGGTGTATAGCCTGATAAGAAATCAGCATAAGGATTCTTAGTAGGATCAGATTCATCTCCTATACCGCTATAAATTCTACCCGGAGTTAACCCATCAGACCTTAGTGAACCTCCTGTTAGATCACCAGCCCAAGGGTCTTCTTCTGTAGCCTGTAATAAGAACTGCGTATAGGCACTTCTTTGTAGGGGATCACCACCTACTCCCTGTTTCGCTGCATATGAATATGCAGTAGGACTACCACCCAGAGTTTGATCTAGGAAACTTCTATATATATTGTCCCATGAAGCTGTATTATATCCACCAAAGTTATAGTGAGCATTAACTTCTTCTCCTCTTGGTGTTAGGCTTGTTGCCGTTGTTGTTCCACCAGCAGGAGCTTGGTCAATATCTACTTTACCACCACCGGCTATCATTTTATTAGCTTCATTTTGTATATCTGCCCAGTTCTGTCCCCCAGTTTCTTGTTGTGAGAGGGCATTCATTTGTACATTAACTTGATTTTGTAGCTGCTGAAATTGCTCAAGTGCATTATCGCTATTGAGCATCATGCGTACTGCATTGTTGATCTGTTCGTCTACCCTTCGTTGAGCTATCCTATCTCCTGACTCATATAAACTTCTAGCTTCTGGGTCTAATCCCAATAAGATAGATTGCTTTATCAATGCTTCTGCATCTGCCTTATTAACAGGATCGCTGGGACCGCCAGATATATCGTCAGGTGGTTGCTCTACACCTATAGACTCTTTCGGAACATAATAAGTTGGTTTATAATCTTCTGCCTGTGTTTCCTGATATGGTTCACTCGCTGCTATTACATCTTGTGTTGCTTTATCAAATGTTTCTTTCCAAGACTGCATAGCCTGTTGAACAACCGATGCATCAGATACCTGTGCAGCTTGTATTACTTTTTCACCTAACTCCACATTAGACTTTATGGCATTTGTAATTACAGTATCCATTCTTGCAGGATTCTTTACCTCATCAATACTTCCTTCAAACTGAGCAGGAGTTGCTATTTCAGTTCTACCTCTATTACCAGAACCGTACTCCTCTCTTACGAGATTACCGCTTGCATCTGTGTAATACATTTCAATTCCCATTATTCGTTAGCTCCAAGTAATCCGATATCTCTTAACCTATCCCTATTGCCAGCCCCATTCTGTTGTGCTCCGGGTCTAGGTGATCCGGGTGGCATATTAGGTCCGCCCTGCATATTAGGAGTAGGGGGAGGAGCACCTGCCATAGCGTTAGGCATTACTCTAGGATCAGCAGTAGGAGGTCCACCCATTCCCCCTTGTCCACCCTGTGGCTGTTGAGGCATCATGCTCTGCTGTCGCATCATTTGTTTCTGCATAAGCAGATGCATAAGTTCTCCGTAGTAGAACTGGGATAAGTCAGGTCTGCCACGTTCTTCAGTTGATTGCAGTAAAGACCATAGTGCAGCTTCAGGAAGAGTCCTTTCAGCTAACTGTTCCTTGATTGCATCTTCAATAGAGTCTGCATCCTGTAAGCCGAGTATCTTATCTCGTACATAGTTATCAGATAGTAATGGTGTCTGCCCATCCCTAGCCATCTGAGCCATAGACATTCTAGACATATCATCTTCTGGTAGCTGGCTAACTATTTTTATCTCAGGCATACCAGCTTCAGCTATAGATTCTGGTGGAACTGCCTCACTAAAGAAACTTCTGTTCCTGTCTCTACCACTAACACTTATAGGATCGTACATACCGCTGGCATACTGATCACAAAGTAAGTGAGATATCTGTGTGTATGCATCTTCCATAGCTACAACTCTTGGTCGAAGTACGCTATCAATACCCTGTCTAAGAGTATTTATTGCAAACCCTGATAGTTGAAATTGCAAGTCACCATATACTGTGTGTGGTATGGCTCCTCTCTGCAGTTCACCTGATACTAATCCCATGTAAGCACCAGTTTCTCTGGCTACTTCCATGAGTCCAAGAGGTTCTATGTTCTCACCATTAGCAAGTGCAACTTCTGCTCCAGCTTTATATGGGTCTTCATCAAGAGTCTTCTGTCCATCTCTGGAAGTTATCTTGATTCCCTGCTTCCTAGACCTAGCTACCATCTCCATCATGACTGACATAGTAAAGTTATGCTTATCGTATATCTGCCTGTTACCGACAAATACCGATTCACCATAGTCAGCTATGGTGTCAGTAATAGATGTTTCATCTAGATTTTGAATTAATGGCTGTGGTCCTACCATACCTATAAATATAGGTACTCTTCCTGCGTTATGAGGTGTAGGTTGTTTAAGAATAGCTTCTTGAGTACAGACGATATTATCTTCTTCATCGTAGTAATCGAACACATCTATTGGTGTTTCATCGTCCTGTTCATCTAGTTCAACACCATACTGCTGTAGTATCTCACCCTTAGTCTTTTGTATTCTGTAACATGCCCACGACAGTCCTTCTTCACCTTCACCCCAATAAGTATGCATAGGGTCCCAAGGTGTTATATCAATCTGTGTCTGTTCTTTAGAATCTATGTGTAGTAAAGCTCTTCCTGCATACCAGCCACGCAAGGCTGTATACCAAGATAGTTGTTCTCTTAAAGATGGCTGTAGTCGTCTTCGTAGTCTTTCGTCAGCACCACGGAACAAACCTATGAGAAACTTTTCCTTCGCATCATTCATTTCTCTTCGTTCTCTAGGCTCTTCTATGTTAGGGATACGAATGACGAGTTCCGCAGCAGACATCCAAGATACGATCTTGTCTGCATATGTTCTGGGTTCATTAGACGTATAGGACTCGTATCCATCACCAGCATCGTAAGGACGCATGATGTATAGATCATAGTCGTCTTGCATCCTATCCCTGAAAGGATATGTTGCTTCCCTGTGTTGTTCTACAAGATTTACTATTTCGTCAGCAGTTTTTCTTACCAATGCTTCACCTTTATCTTCTGTCGGTCAGCACTATAACTAAAACCAAAGTGATGCACTAAACCATAGATTAGTGCCTTGATACCGTGATTATACTTATCTTCTGGTGTATTACCAACTATATTACCCTCTCTATCATGTTTCCATCTATAGGCTTTTGTCTGATTATCAAACGGATTCGGTACAGCACCAAACTCTGACAGTACTCCCCTACAACTAGCATCAATAGTTATATGGGGATATCCACTTATGGGGTCAACCTTTAAGAAACTCTTGAGTCTTTCCGTACCATCGTTAATAGGTACTCGTTCTGA